GAGACACATTCTATGTAATGGATTCAAATGCAGCAACAGATTCAATTACAACCGTAATTAATCAAGTTTCAACATTGGATAGTAGCTATACTGCAACTTATTGGCCATGGCTTCAAATTCGTCGTCCTGATACAGGTGTAGCAATGTTTGTTCCACCATCAGTAATGCTTCCTGGAGTATTAGCATTTACAGATCAAAATGCAAATCCATGGTATGCACCAGCTGGTTTGAATCGTGGTAGTTTAACAGCAGTTAGTGCTACAAAAACCAATTTGACACAAGCTGACCGCGATGCATTGTATAATGCTCGTGTTAACCCTATTGCGAACTTCCCTAATGAAGGAGTAGTTGTTTGGGGTCAAAAGACTTTACAGGCTCGTCCAAGTGCATTAGACCGCGTAAATGTACGTCGTTTGTTGATTGCTGTTAAGAAATATATTGCATCTTCAACTCGCTATTTAGTATTCGAACAAAATACAGATGCAACGAGATTGAGATTCTTGTCAATTGTTAATCCGTATTTAGATATGGTGAAACAAAAACAAGGATTATATCAATTCCGTGTTGTTATGGATCAATCAAATAACACACCGGACTTAATTGATCAAAATATTTTATATGGTCAAATATTCCTTCAACCAACCCGCACTGCGGAATTTATTATTCTTGATTTCAATATTCAACCAACAGGAGCAAGTTTCCCGGTATAGTAGAATAATAAACATTTTTAAGAAAGGTAGGACTTAGGTTCTACCTTTTTTACTTTGCCGATATTTATATAAAACAAAAAGAGGAACATAATGGCATTAACACCAACATTACCAGATATTAGCCAAAGTGATTTATTTGATAGTGCATTTTCGTGGGAACCGAAATATGCTAATAGATTTATCATGCAATTAGCTGGAACAAATATACCTGCATATCTAATTAAAGCAGCAGCTCGTCCATCAATGACAAATGGCGAGATTGTTTTAGATCATATCAACGTTGACCGCAAGGTTAAAGGAAAAAGCCGTTGGAATGATGTTTCTATCACATTGTATGATCCTATTACAAGTGAAGGTGCACAAAATGTAATGGAATGGGTACGTTTCCACCACGAATCATTAACAGGTCGCGATGGTTATTCATCAGATTACAAACGCAATATAGAATTTTATTCATTATCTGCATTAGGTGAGAAGATTGAAAACTGGACATTGCAAGGTGCTTTTATCTCTGAAGCAAATTTTGGTCAAATGGATTGGGGAACAGAAGAAGCTGTAACAATTGAGTTGACATTGAAATACGATTACGCAATATTACAATACTAAGAATGCATTTATATGGGGGCTAAACACCCCCATTTTTTATGTTCGCACATATTTATAATAAAGTTATAGGAGTTTAAATGAGTGGAATGACAGACCGAATTGCAAATCAAGATTTAGTACAATTAGCAAAGGCTCAATACGAGCAACAAAAGCGTAGTACAATCCCATCAGAAATTATCAAATTAGTAAGTAACGGAATGATGTATCCTATAGATCATCCACTTCGTAACGGAACTATAGAAATGCGTTACATGACAGCATATGATGAGGATATTTTAACTAATCCATCTTATATGCGCGAAGGCGTAGTTTTAGACAAATTATTAGAAGCATTAATTGTAACACCTGTTGATTATTCAACTATTACAAAAATTGACAAAAATGGTTTGATCATTGCAGCACGTATTTTAAGTTATGGAAAAGATTATGATGTCATAGTAATTGACCCGGATACAAAAGCTGAATTAAAACGTGTAGTTGATTTAACTAAATTAAAAAATTCAGAATTTAATTTGCAATCAGATGATAATGGTGAATTTGAATATGTATTACCTGATAATACAGTTTTAAAATTTAAATTTTTATTGAATAGCGATGATATTGCTGATATGAAAATTTCACAATTTTTAGAAAAAACAATATGTCAAATCAATGATTCTAGAAAAATAGATGATATTCGCGATTTCATTCGTTACAAATTCTTAGCTATTGAATCAAAAAAATTCAGACAATATATTGTAGAGAATACACCTAGTATTTTAATGTCATATGAATTTGAAGGTGAAAATGGAGGCACCTTCACAGCAGGGTTTCCGCTTGGAACAGACTTTTTTTGGTTTTAAACCAGAAGATCGAGTAACACTTCATGAAAGCCTTTTTAATTTAGTATGGCATGGCGCTGGTAGATGGGACTGGAATACATTATACAATATGCCAGTATATATTCGTAGATTTTGGATATCGAAAATAAATAAAATGCAAGACGATGCTGCATATGCAGCAGACCAAGCTAGAAGAAAAAAGAAGTCTAAACCAAACATCGTAAAATCTCCATTGTAAATATTTATATAAAATGGAATTGAAAACGATGCAATCAGAAAATCAGTTAAAGTTAATTAAGCATTTGAAAATGCAACCTAAACAAGGTAGCGATCCATTAGGCGATGTAGCAAAACAGCTGAAGGGTATTTTTGATTCATATAAACAAGGTGGCCAAGACATTGCCCGCGAAAATGTATTTGGTTTTTTAGCTAAACAAGCACAAGATGTTTATGAAAAACTAAATGTATTAGAAGAACGAAATTACAAAGTACAAACTGGATTTAAACTTAGTACAAGAGAAGCTGCAAGATTAGGTCAGCAATTTGATAGTTTAGGTAAAAGTATTGGTGCTAATTCTGATAAATTAAAAACATATTTAGTAGACTTAAATAAAACATTTGCTGGACAAGCAAAGTTCTTTAGAGAAGGAGAAGCATTTACTACACAGATTTCAAAAGAAACAGATCTAATACGAAATAAACTAAAAGTATCTGATGATGCATTTCAAGGATTTTTAAAATTTCAAGTAACTGCAAATAAAGAATCTCAAAAAGGCAATTTAGCTAATCAATTTATAAAAAGCGGTGATGCAGTTGCACAATTGGCCCAAGAAGTATCTGAATTTTATACCGGTGCAATTACTGACTTGGTTGAAGGATTAGGATCATTGCCAGCTTCAATTCAAGCTACAATGGGTCAATATCCAAAACAATTAGGTTTAGCTGTATTAAAATCTAAACAATTGGGTTTATCATTAGAAAAAGTTCAAGGTGTTGCTGAGGGCATGTTGGATATAGAAAAAGCAATTGGGGCAGAGATTGAATACCAAATTTTATCAGGAGAAGAATTAACAACCACTTCTGGAGAAAGTTTAACTGCTGAATTACAAAAAGCAGCTATACAACAAGATGCAAATAAACAAGTTGATTTATTAACTGATTTTTTAGGAAAAAATGGTGAGAAATTAAAAGATAATATTTATTTAGCCAACCAAGTTGCAGATATGTTTGGATTAAGTAAAGACGAATTATTTGGAGCATATCAACAACTACAAGCAAATCAAGAAATTTCTGAAAGATTATTTAACCAACAAACAAACAATGATGCAAAGATTACTACATCATTACAAGAACAAGTTGATTTAGCTGACCAACGTACTCAAAAAGAAATATTAGCTGATGACGCACAACAAGCATATGTTAAAGAATTATTATCCGCTTACGGCACACCAGAAAAAATGGAAGAGCAAGTTATTAAATTAGCAGAAATAGGTGCAAAAATGCAAACCGCTGCATTAACTAATGCCGACAAGTTAGTAAAATCATTTGAAAATAGTGAGTTCGTAAAGTTTGTCTTTGGCACCGGCGGGTTTGTGAAAACAATAAAAGATGCATTTGACTTAATAACTACAGGCAATATCGATGGATCTAAAGGATCGATTGGTGAAAGCACCGGAACAACAGCAGCAACAGCAGAAGGAGATATTTTTATCCCAGGTAGCGGTACCGGCAATATCGTACGAGGTCCAAAAGGATCTTTTGCATTAGACCCAGATGATGATATAATTGCAATGCCTAATGCACGACAAGCTTTAGCAAATCGAGGTGGCGGAGATACATCGGCTGTAATAGCAGCATTAAAAGGAATGTCATTTCATGTTACAAATGTATTTGATGGCGATAAAATACGATCTAGTTTGCAAATTCGCCAAGGACAACAACTTAATAATACTAATATAGTATAAGAAACGAGATATAAAAGATGCCAACACAAACAGGAATATACAATTGGACATACCAAAATCCATATGGTGGTACTACGTTTCCCACATCTACTAGTAATACTAGTCCTATTCTGTATGGTAATACTACATTTCCTACAACGAATAATGGCATTAGTCCTAATGAATATGAAAATACTATATTTCCGGGATCTATCAATGTTCCAGTTCAATCATTATATGAAGATACTATAACAATAACAACACCCCCAGACAAATTTAATCGTGAAGAAATTGATCCAGCAACAAATAATCAACCTGGATCTACATATGTAAATCGTTTTGATATTGTTAAAAACACCGGAAATGTTGTCCCAGGATCAATTTTTGGAAAAGGGGGGCTTAGAGCAGCAGCTGGTGGATTTTCGGGTATTGGAAATCCAATATTATCACAATTATCGCCATTGATACCAACGTTATTTAAAAAAGGAAACAATGACCAACGAGGTGACAATTTAGATCAACCATATGCTATAATGCCCTTTGAGCGAAAAAAACAATTGATCAATTGGAATCTAACTAAATACAAAGATTTTCGATCTTTCAAAGGTAATACATTCAGTATAGATAATATAAGATTAGACGGCGCATCAGCAGCTTCCCGCGGTGCATTTAATTCTGATGCAGGAGGCACAACAGTTAGTTCATTGTATGCAGCTGCATCTGTGATCCCAGGCGGAGCTTATACGGCATTCAATTTAGAATCCATATATGGTTGGGGCAATCAAGGGTCTCCGGAAGCACTTCGAAGAGACTTTACTATTAGAAGCAATGTAGCTACCCGTTGGAAATCTGGTACTAAACCTGCTGATGGAAAATGGGTACCAACTAACAATCCAATTGAGCGAGGAACTGAATTTCTTGGAGATAAAATTTCAGTTATTGATTTTAGTAAACGAAAATTAAAAGATGCCT